CAAGTAACAAAGGTACAGGAGCTGCAGGTACAGGTAAAAATGTTCCTTTATTTAAAGCTAGACAAGACTTAAAAGCTTTCTTAAAAGCAAATACTTCAACTTTGAAAACTAGAAAAAAATATTTACCTAGCGGAGAGCTAGATAATAAAAACTAAGAGTAAATAATGGCAACAAGTGGAACAACAGCATTTACATTAGACTTAGCCGATATCATGGAAGAAGCCTATGATCTATGCGGTAGTGAACTTCGTTCGGGTTACGATTATAGAGGAGCTAAAAGAGCTTTAAATCTTATATTTTTAGAATGGCAAAACAAAGGATTAAACCTTTGGAAGATAGAGCAAGGTACACAGACTCTTGTTGCTGGAACAGGTAGCTACGAAATAGAATCAAGTGCTTTAGAAGTAGTAGATGCTTTTATTAGAACCGATGCTGGAGAAATAACTAATCAGTTTGACCAAAGACTTAATAGAATATCTAGAACAGAATACAATCATCAAGCTGTAAAATTACTACAATCAAAGCCTACACAGTTTTTTGTAGATAAAGGAACTAGTTCAAATAGTATTGTTTTATGGGCAACTCCAGATGCGTCAGAAACATATACATTAGTTTACGATTACATAAAAAGAATAGAAGATGCAGGAGATGTAGCAAGTAATAATCCTGATGTTCCTAGTAGATATCTTCCTTGTTTAACATATGCACTAGCTTATAACTTAGCTTGCAAAATGCCAGAAGCACAAAATAGAGTTCCAATGATAAAGCAAAGGTATGATGAGCTTTGGAATGACGTGAGTGACGCAGACAGAGACAAGGCTTCAGTTAGATTTGTACCTGACCTTAGTTCTTATTCATAATGTTTGCGGCAGGTAAGAGAGCTTTAGGGGACTGCGATAGATGTGGTTTTACTTATAAGCTAAATGATTTAAAATATGAAATACAAGATAGTATTCGTAATGGATTAAAGGTTTGTTCTTATTGTTTTGATGTAGATCATCCACAACTTAAAATTGGGGAAGTTGATACATCAGATAATCAAGCATTGTTTGATCCAAGACCAGATAGGGGAAGAAAAGAATCAACATCTTATTATGGATTTAATCCAGTATCAGGAACAGGTTTAATATCTAGGACTGAAGTAGGAACAGTTAAAGTGAGTATAGAATAATGGCTTGGACATTTACAACATTAAAAACAGCAATACAAGATTATACAAATAATACAGAAGTAACTTTTGTAAACAATCTAGACGAGTTTATTGTTAATACAGAAGATAGAATACAAAAATTAGTTTCATTACCATTTTCTAGAAAAAATGTAACTGGAAATGTAACAGCTAATAATGAGTATTTAGCTACTCCTTCTGACTTTTTAGCACCACATTCACTTGCTATAGATAATAGTGGGTATGAATTTTTACTATATAAAGATGTAGCTTTTCTTAGAGAGGCTTATCCAAATAGCTCTGTAACAGGAATACCTAAATACTACGCTAGATTTGATGATGATACATTTATACTAGCACCTACTCCTAATGCAAATTTAACAGCAGAACTACATTATGAATATAGACCTCAATCTATGACAACTACAGCAGATGGAACAAGTTGGTTGAGTGACAATGCTCCAAATTGTTTATTATATGGTTCATTAATAGAAGCTTATACCTTTATGAAGGGTGAACCTGATATATTAACTAACTATCAAAACAGATTTAACGAAGCTATATCAAGATTAAAGTCATTAGCTGAAGGTAAAAACACTAAAGATAATTACAGAAGTGGTCCTGTAAGGCAACAAGTAACATAATGTTTAGTGGACAAGTAGGTAATGTAGGGGTTCAAACAACTCAAAATGAGGGATTAACTCCTGAATATTGGACAGGAAGAATCATGGAAAGGCTTGTAGAGGTTAGCGAAAACGCTGATCCTATGATTAAAGCACAAGCACACGCATTTAAAGAACACATACAAACAGTAGTGTTCTTGTATATGAAACAGGCTATAGCTAGCGATAGAGCTACTATGGCAGGATTATTAGAAAAACAAGGTCATAAAGATATGGCTGATATTATTAGGAGATTATAATGGCAATATCACAGGCAATGTGTACATCATTTAAAGTAGAATTAATGAAAGGAACTCACAACTTCACCAATGGTGGTAATAGTTTTAAGCTAGCTTTATATACAAGTTCTGCATCTTTAGGTGCTACTACAACTGCATATACTAGTTCTAATGAAGCTAGTGGAACCAACTATACAGCAACAGGATCAGCATTAACTAATGTAACCCCTGTAGCTAGTGGAACTACGGCTATAGCTGATTTTGCAGATTTAACATTTAGTAACTGTACTATTACAGCAAGAGGTTGCTTAATATACAACGATACTAATAGTGATAAGTCTGTTGCAGTATTAGATTTTGGTGCAGATAAAACTTCTACAGCAGGTGATTTTACTATTCAATTCCCAGCAGCAGATGCTTCAAACGCTATTATAAGAATAGCTTAGTAGTTCATGCCGAATATTAATGGTTGGGGTAGAGGTACCTGGGGTCAATTAACCTTTGGTGAACCTTTACCTGTACCAGTCACAGGTCTAGTAGGAACAAGTGCATTAGACAATGGCACAGCAGTTCAAGCAGCAGCAGTTACAGGAGTATCAGCAGTTGCATCTACTCTTTCAGTAGGTGACGAAACAGTTACTGGTACAGCTAATGTACCTATTACTCTAGGAGCAGCAACATCTGCATTAGGTAATCAAAGTTTAAGCACTAACAATATTCTTAATGTTACAGGTTTTGGAGTATCAATACCGAATCCGACAGTAACAACAACAGCAGATGCTAATATATCTCTAATAACATTAGATTCTTTAGTATCAAATTTAGAAAAAGTTCAGGTTTGGGGTATGGTCGTAGACACCCAAAATCCTAACTATGCAATAATAACAACAACGCAATCTCCAAATTGGAGTGATGTCGCATAAAATATAAAGTATAATTTTTAACGAGGAAATAAAATGGCAAGTTCATATGTAAATGATTTAAGATTAAACGAATTGGCTACTGGTGATGCTAGTGGAACATGGGGTGATACTACAAACACCAATCTTGAATTAATCGCAGAAGCTTTTAGTTATGGCACAGAAGGCATAACTACAAACGCTGATACACACACAACTACAATAGCAGACGGAGCTACCGATCCAGGTAGGTCTATGTATTTAGAATACACAGGTACACTAGATTCAACTTGTACTATTACAATTGCACCTAACACAGTTTCAAAACTATGGATCATAGAGAATGGAACATCTGGTTCTCAATCAATAATTATTAAACAAGGTAGTGGTGCTACAGTTACTATACCTTCTGGTAAAACTAAAGTTATCTATGCTGATGGTGCTGGCTCTGGCGGTAAAATGGTTGATGCTTTTGCTTCTCTAACTTTACAAACAAGTGGAATAATAGAAACTTCTGCTTCAATACAAACAGCTCTTATAGAATTTACAGATGGTGATGATGCTATGACTATAGCAGACGGAGGAGCAGTAACTTTTCCTCAAGCAGCCGTATTTACAAGTGGTGCTTCATTTAATGATGTTAACATTACTAATGTTGGCTCTATATCTTTAGACTCTATTGTAGGCGATGGTGATGCAGATACATCTATTACATTTAGTGGCTCTAATGTTATTACTGTTAAAGCTAACAATGCTAATCAAGTTACATTTGCAGACGGAGCTTTTTCTCCAGTAACAGATTCAGATATTGATCTTGGTACATCATCTCTTTACTTTAAAAACACTTTCTTCGATACAGTCACTACTACAGGTGCTGTAGCAGTTGGTGGAACTATCAATGGCGTAGGTATTATTTCTAATATCACTAACTTTGCTAATGGTATTCTTATTAGTAATGATGGTGGTACAGGTACTTTATCTACTGCTTCTAATAATACTGGATTAGGTTGGGAAGTATTTGATGACTTAACAACTGGTGATAATTTAGTTGGTATTGGTTATCAAGCTCTTACTAAAAACACTACTGGTCGTAACAATACTGCTGTTGGTTTTATAGCATTAGGTGCTAATACTACTGGAACAGGTAATGTTGCAGTTGGTTTATCGTCTTTAGATGTTAATACAGAAGGTGATAATAATACAGGTATAGGAACAGGAGCTTTAGGAGCAAACACTACAGCAGATAACAACACAGCATTAGGTGCGTCTGCTTTAAATGCTAACACTACAGGTGATAGAAATACAGCAGTTGGTAGTTCTGCGGGAGCAGCAATAACAACAGGTACTTTTAATAACACTTTAGGTTCCAATTCTTTAGAAACTTTAACTACTGGTAGCAATAATATCGCTGTAGGTAGTTTTGCTTTAGGACTTACTACAACAGGCAGTAACAATATTGCTGTTGGTAGAAATGCTTTATATGCAAATACAACAGCTTCAAGTAATGTCGCAGTTGGACAAACAGCTTTAACAGCAAACACTACAGGTACAAATAATATAGCAGTTGGTAGTAATGCTTTATTAGCAAATACCACTGGAGACCATAATACTGCTGTTGGAACAAGTGCTTTAAATGCTAATACTACTGCTGATTTTAATACGGCTTTTGGAATTGAAGCATTAAAAGTCAATACTACAGGTACTTCAAACGTAGCAATAGGTGCTTTAGCTTTAGATGCTAACACTACTGCAACTGGTAATAACGCAGTAGGTCATAACGCACTAGGAGCAAATACAACTGGTGCTTCAAATATTGCTATGGGGCAACAAGCCTTACTATCAAACACTACTGGAGATAACAATACAGCTATAGGTCACGTTGCTCTTGGAGATAACACTACAGCAGATAATAATACTGCTGTTGGTCACCTTGCTATGAATGCTAACACTACAGGTGATAGAAACGTAGCAGTTGGTTCTTTAGCACTAGATGCTAACACTACTTCAGACGGCAATACTGCTGTTGGTTATCAATCTTTAACTACTAACACTACAGCCGAAAATAACACAGCTGTAGGGTTTAGCTCTTTACGTCTTAACACTACAGGTACAGAAAATGTAGCAGTTGGCTCTACAGCTTTAGACCAAAACACAACAGCCGATTTTAATACAGCAGTAGGTTTTGATTCTTTAGGAGCCAATACCACAGGTGAGGGCAATACTGGTATTGGTCGTTATGCTTTACTTACAAATACAACTGGTCATTCTAACGTAGCTGTAGGTAGAGATGCTTTAAGAGCAAACACTACAGCTCCTAACAACACAGCAGTAGGTTTTACAGCCCTAACAGCAAATACTACAGGTGATGAAAATACAGCAGTTGGTTCTTTATCATTAGACGCTAATACAACAGGTTCAGACAATGCTGCTCTTGGACATAGAGCATTAGGAGGAAACACAGAGGGTGCTGGTAATACTGCTATTGGTAACGATACACTATTGGTTAATACTACAGCTGATTTTAATGTAGCAGTAGGTTTTGGTGCTATGGCAGCAAACACTACAGGTGAGAATAATGTTGCAGTTGGAGTTAGTGCTTTAGATGCTAACACTACAGCCGATAACAATACAGCAGTTGGTTTTGCGTCTTTAGGAGCAAACACTACAGGACACCGCAATACAGGCATAGGAAAAGGTGCTTTAAATGCTAACACTACAGCAGATGAAAATGTAGCAGTTGGTTTTAATGCTCTGGTAACAAG